AGTTGAAGAATCCCGGTCCAGAATGGTCTGACAGCCGGGGATACCCCAGAGGAAAATGAAGGATGTCTGAAACCGATAGCCCCGTACAGGGGTCCGGCAATGATACCGCATTGACTATTGATGCCGGTGCGGCAGCAATTGAAGGTCTTCTATCTAGCGTCCCTGAACAGGCGGAAGCCAACCAGGACAGCGCGACGAACGAAGAGAGCCAGAATACCGAGAATGAAGGCACTCAGGCCAACGACGATAACGCTTCTCAGGAAGCGCCCGACGAAGGCGACGAAGGTCTTGAATTTGACGATGAAACAACCGACGCGGCAGCGGACGCCCCGAAGGAACCGGAATTCAAAGCGGGACAGTTTGCGGCACATGACGCAAAAGTCAAGCTGGAAGACGGGTCCACGATAAGCGTTTCCGAGCTGATCGCCGGCAACATGTTTCAGCGCACATTCACACAGAAGACGACTGCTCTTTCCGAAGAGAAAAAAGCTTTCGAAGCGGAACGCAGTCAATTCGCGGAAACGAAACAGCAGATCGAGCAACAGCGCAACATCATTCTGACGCTGGCTCAGGAGCTAATTCCGCAGGAACCGCAGCCCGTTGACCCAAATGCAGATCCGGTTGGCTATATCAACTACCTAGCCGAACGCGATGCATATTTGGGCAAGATGGCCAAACTGCAGCACCTGTGGAACTCTACGCAGCAGGAACAATCGCAACTCACCGCCAAGCAGCAGAAAGAGCAAGAAGAGTTTCAGCGACAGCAGCAGGAGCAGTATCAAAGCCGTCTCCAGACTGAACAGCAGAAGCTTTTCGAGGCCCTTCCCGCGCTGAAGGACGACGCAAGACGCGCCGCTTTCATCAAGGATGCTGTGAAGATTGGCGGGGATATCTACGGGATCACTCCCGAAGAAATCCAGGCGATTTCGGACCACCGTTATATGCGCGCTCTCTATGATGCAATTGCATTCCGCAAGGCTGTCGCCAAGCGGGACAATGGAAAGCAAGCACAGGTTCCTGCCCAACAAGCCCCTCAGCCGAGAATACAGCAGCGTCAGCGTATGGCCACGCAAGCCCCTGAAGTCAGGGACTCGAACTCTGCAGCAGAGCGTCTCCGCAAAACCGGCAGCCGTGAAGACGCTGTCAAAGCTCTCATGAAATTCGTCTAGGAGACACATCATGCCACAGGTGGCAAATTCCTTCGAAACCTATGATGCGGTCGGCAACAGGGAAACCCTCGCCGATTACATCGCAATGATTACCCCCGAAGAAACACCGTTCTTGTCGCTCATCGGCCGCGAGAAGGTGACGGGGATCAAGCCGGAATGGCAGACCGACGCTCTCGCCGCTCCGAACCCGAGCAACAACGTGCCTGAAGGCAACAGTTGGTCATTCGCTGCAACTTCTCCCACGACCCGCGTCGGCAACTACTGCCAGATTTCGGAAAAGACCATCTCCATCACCAACACTCAGGAAGTGGTGGCGAAGGCTGGTCGCAAGTCTGAAATCGCCCGCGAGTTGTCGAAGAAGGGCGTCGAACTGAAGATCGACCAGGAAGTTATCCTGCTGTCCAATCAGGCATCGTCTGCCGGCTCTGGCAATGCGGCGACCAACCGCACGCTCGGTGCCTTCCGAGCTTGGCTGGCATCGAATGACGATCTCGGCTCTGGCGGCGCATCTGGCGGCTTCAACTCGTCCACCAACGTCGTTGACGCAGCCACGAACGGCACTCAGCGCGCCTTTACCAAGGCCCTGCTGGATAGCACGATCCGCACGACCTACGTGTCTGGCGGCAATCCGCGCACTGCGATGATGTCCCCGTACTGCAAGGGCGTGTTCTCCGGCTTCATGGCTGACTCGTCTGTCGCTCCTCAGCGCTACGAAACGCCGAAGGCAAGCCAGACCACCATCATTGCAGCGGCGGATACCTATCTCTCTGACTTCGGCACCCTCATGGTTGTTCCGAACCGGCAGATGGCCCGTGCTGGCGCCGCATATTGCCGCAACGTCTTCCTGATCGATGCGACGATGGTTTCCCAGGGCGTACTCCGCCCGATCGACCAGCGCACTCCGGCCGAAACGTCGGATGCAACGCAAAAGGTGCTCAACACGGAATACACGTTGGTCATCAAGAACGAAGCGGCCCACGGCGTCGTTGCTGACGTCTATGGCTTCACTTCTGCATCGTAAGGAGGTGCTTCCATGGATATTTTCCAGCCTATCAACGTCACCGCGGCAACCCGCACGCTCAACCGCAACGACTCCGGCGGCGTTATCACCGTCAACCGTGCGGCGGGCACCACGCTTACCCTGCCTGCTTCGGCTGGCGGCGGCATGCGGTTCGAAATCTTCGTGGGCACCACGATCACCTCGAACAACCTGATCGTACAGGTCGCCAACACCACAGATATCATGTCCGGTATCTGCTGGCAGGCCGCAGACGGCGGCTCGACATCGAACGCGTGGGAAACTGGCGCCACCGATGACACCATCACCATGAACGGCACGACCACGGGCGGCATCAAGGGCGACCTCATCGTTCTTCGCGATGTTTCGTCCGGCATCTGGTCCGTGCAAGTCTACGGCTCTGCAACCGGAACGGAAGCGACCCCTTTTAGCGCCGCCGTGTAGGGACGCGGTATAATACAAAAATGTCTTGAAATGATTATTAAAATGGTGTTTTATCTCTCCTCGTAAAGGAGAGATAAATGCCAAACAAAAAGATCGTTTTCGGACAGCAATTTGGGCGCTTAACCGTCATTGGGGAGGCGCCCAAAGCGCAATCTGGGGCAAAACGGCTGCTCTGTCGTTGCTCATGCGGGAGCGAGGTTACGGTATTCTCGTCAAACCTGCGGAAGGCAAACGGAACCAAATCTTGCGGCTGTTTGCAACGCGAAAAAGCCGCCTCTATAGGAGCGGCCACTAAGATAGACCGGGTTGGCCAACGTGTTGGGCGCCTATTGATAGTAGCGGAGTCTCCGCAGAGGAGAAGGGGGCGGGTATCATGGCTTTGCCGCTGCGATTGTGGCAATGAAAAAATATTTCCTTCCGCCGATTTGATAGAGGGGAGATCAACGTCTTGCGGCTGTTTGCAGACAGAAAGGGCATCTGAAGCAAATTCAGCCAGAGCAAAACATGGCCATACGCGCGTAAATGAGCGAGGTGGACGGGCGACAACGCCTGAATATCGTAGCTTCAAGGCGATGAAAGAGCGCTGCAACAACAGCAACGCGCCAAATTACCATCTCTATGGTGGGAGAGGGATTACTGTCTGCGCACGCTGGTCAGGTGCAGACGGGTTTAACAACTTTCTCGGCGATATGGGCACCCGCCCGGACAACACCACCCTTGACCGAATTAACAACGATCTCGGCTACGATCCAGAGAATTGCCGGTGGTCTTCGCCGAAGGTTCAATCCGCCAATCGAAGAAATTCAGAAGAATATGACGCAGTTCGGCGTCGAAACTTGGCTCTTGGGCGAGAACGAATGTGGAGCGACCAGGAGATTAGGGAGCGCCTTCTTGAATCTAGAAGGCGGAAAAGCAAATCAAAATGAACGGGCCTTTCGAGGCCCTTTTTCTTTGGAGAAACCCAATGACCGAAGACAAGATCACCGAAGAAATCAGAGCGCGCCGCGGTCGGCCGCCGAAAGCAGAAAAGGCAGACGACACCATGGCTACCGAAGACAAGATCACCGAGGAAGTGTCCGTGATCAGGGAGACGAAGGCCGCAGAGGAGCCAAAACTTTTCCCAGTCATGCTGGTCCGCAATTATCATCCGATCAATGAATTCCTCATCGGCGGCGTAAAGCCAACGGTCGAGCAGCGGACCAAGGTTTTCGCCGGCACTGCGATCGAGGTCGACAAGGCCGAAGCGCTCGACATGATGGCCAAGGGCATCGCGGTGCGCAATGACCCAATCTATTGATCCCAAGCGAATTCCCGACAGCGCTTGGGAATTGATCGAGATCACGCCTGAATACCGGCGCTATCGTTGCGTCATTGACGACAATGGCAGCTACGCACTGAAGACGGAATTCATCGGCGAAGAGCGGCTTATCGCCGACAACCAGGAACTCCTCAACGACTCCTATGGAAAGCGTTTTGGAGACGGCCGGGTTGTCGCCCGCATACCGCTCAACGTGCTCTACAGCGAGCAAAGCGAAATCGCCAAGAAAATGCGCGAAGGCGATGAAGATCATCTCCGCTGGTGGCTCAACCATGAGCAGGCCAGGCCGTTCCGCACCTTCCGAGGTCATATCTGATGGCAATCACTGATCTTGCGAGCCTGAAGACGGCCATCAACGTATGGGCCGATCTCGGCAATACGCTTGATGACCAGTTGGCTGACGTGGTGCAGATGACCACGCATATGCTCAATTATGGCTCGGAAGAAATGTCTCCGCTTCGCGTGCGCGAGATGGAAACGGTGGCCACTCTCACGCCGACAAACGGCATCTGCACGCTGCCAACGGATTATCTGCAGTATCGCCGCGTTACGGTGCCTTCGTCTCTCCGCCGGGAATTGTCGTACATCACGCCAAGCATCTCGGATGATCTGTATCCCGACAGAGGATCAGGCTCATCGTGCAATTTCACCATCATTGGTTCGTCGCTCTATACGTTCCCGCTTACGTCTAGCGATGTTGAATTGACCTATTACCAGGCTATCCCCGAATTGGTGGATGACGTCGATACGAATTGGCTGCTGACCGCGCATCCCCTGATTTATCTTCATGGAGCGCTGTTCAACGTCGCCATGATCGAGCAGTGGGACGGTTTGCAAAGCCGCAGCGCGGCGATGCTCAGGACGCTCGTTTCCGGCCTGATGACCACGAATGAACTTGGAAACTATGCCTATGCGCCAAGCCGAGTGCGCGGGATAACGGTCGCCTGAAATGGTGAAAGTCCCCGCCGCGCGCTTCGAACCGGACAAAAGCCGCTACGACATGGCTGCGTCAAGCAATATCATGAACGCGCTGCCCGTTGCCGATGGCTGGGCACCGATGCCGGCGCCGGCCGATCAAAATCCGCTGATCCGGGTATTGGTGGACGAAAACGGTGTGGCGCTAACGGATGAACTTGGAAACGTCCTGATCGAGCTTATCACCGGCACGCTTGGCGCGACAGATGAACTGTTCCTGCCCTCTGCCTCGCTTGGCGGCGTGTTTGTCCGGCTCTTGGATGGCACGACGCGCATATTCGTAGGCACTCGGACAAAGCTCTACCAGTTCGATTTCACCTCGCAAATCTGGAAGGATGTTTCAGGCTCATCGGCACCATACACCTGTGAGGTTCGTTGGTATTTCGCCCCTTATGGGAACACGCTCTATTGCGGCAACGGCATTGATCCCGAGCAGATGTTCGAAATCGGCGTCGATACCGTATTCTCGGACAATGCCTCGGCTCCGGTAGCGACAGATGCTGCCGTCGTAGCGGACTTCATGATGCGGGCGCTTCCTGACGACTCGGTGCAATGGTCATCGCTCGATGACCCGACATCGAACGATGTTGGCATTCGTTTTTCGGATGTGCAGCCATTCGGCGACGGCAATGGGGTTCAACGCATTCTCCCGATTTCGAGCGGCGCGCTGATTATCCAGCGTGACAAGTTCGAGATCATGAACTTTCCTGACTCGGAATATGTCTTCCGCCGCACGCAGTTGAACGGCTACCGCGGTTCGACGTCGAAATGGGCCACCGTCCTAATTGGGCAGGATGACTTCGTGACTTACTGCCCAGACGGTTTCTTTCGCGGACTCAACATGCAGCCGATCGGCGCTGAAAGGGTGGACCGCTATATCCTCGAAGTGTGCGATGAGGACGCGCGGCAAGCCATGGTCGGCGCGGCTGATTTCGGGCGCAAGATCGTCGTTTTTCGTGTTCAAAAGACGGATGGCACATATCTGCTGCTCATCTATCATTGGCAATTGGACCAGTGGACGCAATCGGATGCCGATTTGGCCGACCCGTTTAAGCTGGAAACTGTCGGCCTGACGATCGGTCAGCTTGACACGGTGTTCCCGACCATTGCCGATCTGGCAAACGTTACCTGGGGCTCTGCCATCTTCGACGGCGGGGCACTAGCGTTCGGTGGCGTAACATCCGAAGGCTATCTGGCGATGCTCACCGGGCCGGCGATGGAAGCCACGATTGAGACAAACGAAGCATCGTTGAACGGCACAGACAGGGCCTTTGTCAACGGTGGCAGGCTGGATGGGGATGCCGCCAATTACACGGCCACGCTCGCCACGGCGGATTACAAGGGGCAGGCGTTCAGGGCACGCAATGGCGTTAGCCCATCGGCAAGGACGCGCTTCTTGGCATTGAGGGGCGACGGGCGCGTGCATAAAGCGACTGTCACCATTCCATCGGGCGAGTCTTGGACAATCTACCAGGGCGTTGACTTAGATGTCGTAGGATCTGGTAAATCATGATTACGTCGCTCACCGATGATCCGCGCGTTGTCTATCGTAAGAACCTGGCGGACAATTCCGTACATACGCTCGTTGATTGCGCCTCGAAAGAGGTAAAGACGCTCGAAAGCATGGCGATTTCGTGCGCCGCATCGACTGCATTCACGTTGATCTACAATGATGGGGCAACGGATTTCCCAATCTACAACGCCGTCGTAATGGCGGCAAACACTACGATCTTCATCACTGATTTCCATCCCAAGATCAGATATCTGGATGGGACGCCGGGAACAAGCCAGAAATTGAAGGTTCAGGCAGGCGCTGCTGATCGTATCAGCGTCGTTGCGGTCATGATTGATCATCTCCCGGTCAAGGAAAACAAGAACATCGGTATCTCTGGGACTGGCGGCGTTAACGTCGGCTGGATGGGAAGTAAGTGATCTGCGCCACGGTCGCCAAACAGTCCGATGTGGATGGCCTGTGGCCGCTCATATCGGCAGACATCATCAAGTGCATAGAAAAGACGCCTACGTTTTTCACGGCTGCCGAACTGTGGGTCATGTGCCGCTCCGGCGCCGGCTTTCTCATCGCGGTTCATGAGGGGACTACCATCGTTGGCGCGTCTGTCTGGCGCTTCGAGGAAGCAAACTTCGTCTGTCTCATGCTCGTTGGCGTGAATGGCAAGATGCGGACGGGCGAAGACTGGGTAACAGCCTTGTTCGAACGTGCCGCAGTCACTGCGAAGGCAGGCGGCGCGAGGCAGTTGATGGCCTCTGGCCGAACAATCCTCTTCGAGAAATTGAAGAAGCACCTCCCACAGGTGCGCGTGATCAGATGCACCGTAGCGGTGGAGATTTAGATGCCTGGCGGAACACAAGAAACCACGACAAACACCACTGCGAAACCCTATCCGGGCTCAGTCAAGCTCATCGACCAGGGGCTGAAAGATGCCTACAGGATGTATACTAGCGGCATCGGCAATCAGGTCGATACCAGCTCGCATGTCATCCCGTTCTCGTCTTATGACACGCAGGCATATGGCAATCTCAACAAGATCGCTGATCAGAATTCCGGCTCCAAGGGCCTGCAAGGCAATCTGCAGGACATCATCAATAACGGCGGCTTCAACAACTACCAGTCTGGCTCGCTCAACAACATGCAGAACCAACTTCGCCAACTCGGCGGAAATGGCCTGTCCGGCGCACAAGACAATGTGATGAACCGCTTCCAGCAGCAACTGCAGGGATTGGGGAATAACGGCCTCACCAACACGCAGGATCAAGCGCTTCAGAACTATCGCCAGCTTGCAAACTCGGATTACAGCCTCAATGCCAACCCCGGCGCAAAGGGCGTCCTCAACTCTGAAATCAGGGATGCCACGAACGCGGTAAACCTCAACGCCGCGGCGAATGGCCGATATGGCTCCGGCGTGCATGAAGGCGTCTTGGCGCAGAAGATTGGCGATCTCAGCAATAATTTCCGCTACAACGATTACAACAACTGGCTCGGCCGGCACGATGCCGCCA